AGATATCAAACAGGTGACAATAATAGTCTTCTAGAAGATGATTATGATCCGGTTAATGATACAGATAATGAAAGAGATAATGACGATAATTTCGGCCCGGATATTCACTCAACAAAAACACAGGATTTTTCGTTATTGTTGAGTGATTCATCAGATGGTGATAATGAAACGGACAGCAAGCTTGACAATAAGCTTGACAATAGTAAAAAATCAGCTAATGCACATGCAGAAGATACGGAATCTAGTAATAAAATAGACAATGTAGAAGATAATGATGGAATTATCGATAACGAAAAAAATAATGTTCAACCAGAATCCGATAAGACCGATAAAACTGATAAGAGTTCTAAAACAGATACTACTTCTACCATTACTACGGGATTAAAAATGATAGATATATCTGGATCAATAGCAAAAAAGGGTGCGGCATCTACATATTTTAATGAAACTATGCCAGATATTAAAAAAAGAATGCATGAATATAAACAAAGTAACATGAAAAATAAAAATGATATCGATAATATCAAAATAATAAGATCTCAGTCTGCCGATGTATCGATAAGTCAGTCAAGTTCATCTGATAAAGATACTAAAAGAAAATCAAAATCAAAAGGTAGATCTAATACTGATGTTGATAATATGGTTAACGATATACTTAAATCATAATACTATTAGTGTGTATAACATTGAAACTTTAGTTTTAGCTTATAGCTCATTTTGTAAAATGAAATATAATATAAATATTGCGTATAACGTAAATATTGTGTATAACGTAAATATTGTGTATAACGTAAATATTGTGTATAACGTAAATATTGCGTATATAAAAAGGATATTATTTCAAACGATATACTATAATTGAAAAATATCATAACATGACATTAATGAAAAATCCTATTTTTTTAGCTGTGTTAGCGACGTGTGTTGTATTCGCAGTGACATATTACTACTACAATTATTATAGTAAACCTGTTCCGAAAAAGGACGATAAAAAGAATGGCAAAAAGAAAAGTGGTATAGAAATAAACGAAACTATTATTGTATCATCACTAGTAGCCGGTTTAATAACTTGGTATGTTGCATCTAGTTATTTTACTAATAGTAAAACTATTAGTGAAGAAACCGAAAATAATGGAACTAATGGATTGTTAGGTGGAGTCAACATGGCAGAAAAAAGCCTAAGAAATATGGAAGGAGGTGCCAGAGATATTAATGGATTTTCGCAAACAAAAGTTCCTAGATTAGACGATTCTGACGATGTAACAAGATCTTATAATTTGATAGGATCTGGAGTTAACATCCCTCGAGCTGATCTTAAAATTCCAAATGTATTGATTGATTACAGATAGGAATTTTAATGTATTGATTATAGACAGGATTCATTTTTCAACAATAAAAAACAAATTAAATACAGTTAGATTTTATTGATAAAATAATATCAATAACATATATTAGTAATACATTATGGAACAAGATGGTGATATTTTAGATAAACTTCCGATTCAGGAATTTACATTGGATGAGATGGTTGTAAACCCATCAATAATCATGATAGCAAAAAGAGGTTCTGGAAAATCATGGATAACAAAAGCAATTATTCATAAATATATAGACATACCATTAGGGCTTGTTATCTCGCCAACAGAAAAAGATAATCCCTTTTTTATTGATTTTTTTCCAGACACATACATATATTATGGATATGATACAAAAATTTTACAAAAATTACTTCTACATCAAAAACTAATTCTTAAAAAAGCACGTGAAAAGAAAGCACAAGGAAAACTTATTGATCCTCGCGCAATTGTTGTGATGGATGATTGTCTCGCAAGTAAGGGTACTTGGGCAAAAGATCCTAGAGTTTCTGAACTCTTGTTTAACGGACGTCACAGACAGATAACATACATATTGACCATGCAATATCCTCTCGGTATCAGTCCGGAACTACGATCTAATTTTGATTATGTATTTTTATTGGCAGAAGACACAACATCTAATTTAAAACGTATTTATGAACATTATGCAGGAATGTTACCTGATTTTAATTCATTTCGTCAAGTGTTCAGACAGTTAACTGAGGATTACGGTGCAATGGTTATCAAAAATAGAGGTTCAAGAACTAATTTATTTGATAAAATAGCATTCTATAAAGCGCCTGATCTTAAAAAGATAACATTTCAGTTTGGATGTAATCAATTTAAAACATATCATAAGAAAAATTACAAAACAGATTGGGAAGAAAAATCCTTTCAAGTCGATTATGAAGAATATCTTCTTGATAAGAAAAAATCAAGAAGTCGTATTGATATTAAGAAAGTGTTTAAAGATGATATGTAATAATATGTCTATTATGATTTTTAAAATCTAACATCACTAAATTTAAATCATACTTTATTTAGAATAAAGTATGATGTTTCTTTATTTAAAATGAAAATTTATTTTTGAGCTCTCTTTTTGGCCAAAAGTTGTTTAATGTTTTCTATGTTTTTATCAGCTGCTTCTAATTTGCTCTTTTTATCTTCTAGATCAGACGATGCCTTATTAACGATCTTAACCTTATCATTGATATTATTATCCGCTTTATTAATCAAGGCTTTACCTTTTTGTTCAGCAATACGTTTACGCATTCTTTCTTTTGTCTTGTTAAGTGATGCTTCTCTAGAACTACCCTGTGATACTGCCTGTTTTTCTTGTTGTTTTTCTTGTTGTTTTTCTTGTTTTTCTTGTTTTTCTTGTTTCTTAGATCTTTGTTTATCTACGGCATCAGAAGCTGCACCTGCCTTTTTAGACTCATCTATTCTTTCTTTCTTACCATTATCCTTTTTATCTGTATTTTCTTTATGTTTTCCGGCCAAAGCATTAATCTTGTCCATTCTTTGTTTACGTTGTCCATCAAGAATTTTTTGATGTTCCTTATTAGATGACATCTCTCTTTCGACACGTGAAACAGGTGGGTCAAAATCTAACCATTTTCCTGACTCACCAATAAAAATCTTAAAATATTTATCTTTCTTTTCTATCTCTTTTGCTGCATTTTCAGCTGCTTGCATGGTTGGATATGCTCCTCTAAATTTAACAGCTCTCACATTACAGTTCATAATTCCCTCTGGAGAAAGAAAAGAGAATAAACAAAATTCTTGACCTCTGATAGGATCATCTTCATCGAGATGATCTATCACGGTATATCTTGATAGATCTTCTTCATGTTTTGTCGATTCTTGATTATTGTTGGAAGATTCCGATTCTGATTCTGATTCAACACCAAAATGAACTTCTATCTTTTCATCTTCTTCATTAGTATTAATACCTTTTGATTCATTAGTACTTAAATCCTTTGAATCATTTGAATCATTAGTACTTAAATCCTTTGAATCATTAGTTCTTAAAACATTTTCTGTTATTGTACTAGAAATAGTATCGTTTTGTGTAGCCATCATATGTCATAGAAATATCGTGAATGTTTAACCCCTTTTTATTTTACTACATAATATGAGGATATTAATATTTTATTTTGCAACAACATACGGATAATATGTGATGATAAACATAAAACATATTGCTGAAATAGCAACAATCTTGATCTGATCTTGATCAGTGAGATGCACACCAGATAGATATCGTAAAATAATAAAATTCATTAGAATAAATATGAACAATCTGATTATTCTATCTTTTAGGTTATCTGTTGTTATATGAGTTATAGGTGTTACTGGGGTTATAGGTGTTGTAGACATATGTTTTATAATTGATATTTATTAAATTATTTTAGAAGGATTGATTTCTAAAAGTGATTGGAGTATTGAAAATCAAATGATAAAAAAAATGTCTGTGTGTTGATGGCTGACTAGATTATTATTATATTACAAAATAGATAATTTATGTTTTTTTTTTAATATCACGTATGATCTGTTCAGCGGATGATGCTGATCTAGTTCTACGTGCTAATACGTTTTTACGCCCCTCGGGTTTAGGAGAAAAACTCATGTCAGAAGTTTTTTTTGGTGATTGTACAGGTGATTGTACAGGTGATCTTTTTGGTGAATGTAAAGGTGATTTTTTTGGTGTATTTACAGGTGATCTTTTTGGTGAATGTAAAGGAGATACTTTTGGAGATATGCTTGGACTATCTGATCCAGATAATACAGCAAGAAAGCCATTAATAGAATATTTCTTTTTTTCTTTTATTTCAATATCTGTCGAAACAGACACTTCTTTTTTGAATGTAATAGACACTGAATTTTTGTTACTTAAAACAAGTTTTTCCAGTTTTTCTATTATCATTTTATAATTTCTAAATATTGGACGTTGATTTATATTTTCTTTACATAACCAGTGAATAAATCTAATAAACGTGTAAAGACATGGATCTAACACTTTTAATTCATTTAAGCATTTCTCATCTAGAAATAGATCTGGATATGCTTTTGGAACATCTGATGACAAATAATCATCATGTCTATCTTTTGTGGATTGGTAATCGTCAAAATCTTTCTCGGAGAATAGACCTCCTAACAAAATTCCGATACCATAACCTTCCGTTTGCAAAGAGTATGGTGCTCTATCTGTGATATGGAATTCAGGTGGTTGATAAGCAGGAGATCCAACAAAATCCTGACTTACATCTCTCATGTCACATGCATTACCATAATCACATATAGATACTTTTACTAACACATTGTTATCACTGTCTGCATATATCGATACTAACACATTGTCCGGTTTCACATCTCTATGAAAAATGTGATTGTGATGTAGTTCGTGAAATGTTTGAATCAAAGATAATCCTATCTTTTTTTTCAAAGTTAAGGGAATGTTTTTTGGTAGATATGACAATGGTACACCTCCATATTCCATAAAAATATAGTAGTGTTCGTCTGTAGAGGAACTATCCATTCCTATTTCAAAATCTAACAGTATTTCTATTTCATTATCTATTAATAATGAGTTATCCTTTATTTTTATGATTTTTACAACATCAAACATATCACAGTTATCATCTTGTAGATTGTGAGAAGCGAAAATAGTTCCAGATTGTCCTTTGCCGATTGGTATGTCGAGATACACAACATTGACATTGTAAATTCCGTCTGATCCGACATGACATACAATTCCAGTTGTTTTGTTTTCTTCATAATAAACCGTTTTATTATAATTAGTTTTACATTTCTTAATCGCATCATCGATTACGGATGAATGGATTAAAGACTTTCTCCGTTTTCTTAATTCATTTAATGAACACATTTTCTCCATGTGTTCATTAAACCATTTCAACGTTTCTAATTCTGTAATCTCATCGCGATCTAAAAGTGTTAATTTGGGTGATTGAATTGAATTGAATTCTGAAACTTCAGTAAGTGTTTTACCTCCTAACAGTTTTACGTACTCTATCAACTCTATTAATTCGACAGTGTCAGTTATATCTGTTTCTGACACTACTGGTAGTTTTTTTAACAGTATGTCCAAAACAGTTTGATTGTTATAAACACTGTTCAAAACATTTGAATAACATTTAATCTCTTTTAATTCATCACGTATCTTACTTGGATCATAATTTTTTGCAAATATGTGCAATAATGATGTAGTTGAATCTGACATATTTGTTGTCAAACGTAGTTCCACTTTATTCTGATCATTGTGATTATTCTGTTTATTGTTGTTGTTGTTGTTGTTGTTGTTGTTGTTATTATTATTATTTAATCTATTCTGATAGTGATTATTCGGGGTATCCGATTTATCTATATCTATGTTTAAACACATTTCTTTTATCATTAAAACATTGATAATTTGAGTATATTATTGAATATTACATCTAAGACAATGTAAATAGTTGATATATTCAAATTTTTGATAGAAATTTACTTTATTTTAATGTAGACTTTTAATATATTCAATCTTTTAATGATTTAAAGTAAGGGTTAAAATATAGCTTAATATAGGCTTTTTAACATTTTCAATTTTTTCGATAATCCCGTAATTAATAAATAATAAATCAAATAAAGGGCATATTTATGTTCTTTATATGAAAAATATGAATTAGGTGAAATGTCTTAACTCGAATGATATTTCCATCCAAGATCTGCACATATCTTTTGCCAAACTCGTTCTTGTAATTTGAGTTTATCGGGACTCTTCAATAATTTAAAATGTATTGCAATCTCTGGTCTATTTATCGTTAAAAATATCTTATTCAAAACAAATGTATATTTTAAAAAATTGTTTCTTACAGCTGGTTTATATTTACTTTCATAAACTTCTTCCACTTCACAAAACATTTTTAATACTAATTCGTATTCACTGCGAGATATGTGTTGAGGAGGCTTTCCTGTTATTTTACTGTATATGTACATTATATTTTCATAATATTCACTTAATCTATGTTTTTTCAGCATAGATTCTAAAAATTTAACTGTTATATTATTTTTGTTCATATTATGTTTTTCGATCTCTTCATTTAAGATTACAAATATCTCTGGTGGAACATTAGCAGTCCCTTTACATAAAAACTGATTAAGTTTTTCAATGCAATGACCAAGTTTTTTATAGGGATATTTTGGTTTCTCCGCAAACGTTTCTCTCTGTGATGGCATATCTGATTCAATAAATATATCATCTGAATCACCACATTTGGGACACGACAATATTGATTCATTGTAGATTATTATTTTATCCATGTTGCATATCTTACATTTTTTTGATATAGATGTTTTTGTTTTTGAACATGCATATTCTTTGTCCATCATCAGAAGATACTGATTCTGAAGTGACGCTCTACAAAGTTTACTATCCTGTTCTTCATCTTCTTCATTATCACCGAGAAGAAGGCTCATGATTCCCTTTGTAGGGGCCATTTCTATTTTTTTATTTCTTTTCCGTACAGGTTTTTTAAGTTTGCGTTTGCGATTAAGATTTGTAATTTCTAAAAGCTCATCACTGATTATGATCTTTGAGTTAAGTTGTTCTCTTGTACCGTTTCCAAAATTATCAACATCTTGATCATCATTGTTATTGTCTACTGCTACACCATCAAAATTCTTTCCATATAAAACTCCGTTAGTGATATCGTAGTAATCACAAAGTACATCACCTGTTCTACTCCAATACTCCATCTCTGCAGAACAGTTTTCAATTTTGTCGATCTCTTCTTTTAATGTCTTAATAATAGATCTCAGCGAGTTCCTGTGTTTTAGCATTTCAAAATCCAAACCTATAGGCTTCCCTTTATTTGCTTCTTCTAAATCATATAATTCTCTTTCTAAATTTGATAATTTACGCTTTTTGTCAGGAATTAGAGAACGATTCTTTTTAAAATCATCGAGTTGTTCTTTGTGAATCTCATCGATAGTCTTGAGATTAACCCTAAATTTATGTTTTTCGGGTTTGTATTTGTAGTCAACAGACATAGTATTTAATGAGAATGTATTTTTAATACGTTTATAAAGGAGGATCTTTTAGGTGAAAAAATACAGGCTCATAAAATTTTAATCACGAATTGTATTTTTGTATTAGTAAATATCAATTTTGTATTAGTAAAGATCATTTATTTGAATAATATCTTTATATTGTGCATTATTATGCGTCATGAAATACAATATCGAGTAATGAACAATATTGTTTATAATATTCATTAGTTACTTTATATGCGTTTAATATATTGTTAATATCACCTTTGCGCGAATGTTGAACGGATCATTCATAAATACATATATAAATGTGTGAAGTTGAAGCCGTCGTACACGTTATAACTAAATTGTACATAATGATCAATGCAGAAAAACTCGGATGGAATGTTGAAGTTCATGACAATAGGATCGTACTTTCAAAACATTCAACTAAATTAACTAAATTAGACAAAAATACTCCAAAACTAATAAAAGCATTGATAAAACATGATCTATCTAATGGTGATTAATAATAACTAATTTGATATTGAAAATGGATTTATTGCAGTTTTTCTAAACAACTCACTTCTTATTTTATCAGGTATTGCTAACTTAATTATTCTGGAAAAATATTTAGAGATATATAATTTCATAGATCCTTGACAATCAAATCCTGTATAATCACATTCAGCTTCATAGTAAACATAATATTCACCTGTCGCATTTTTTAACATACCTATAAAATACCAAGGCTTTCTGTCATGTATGCCTTTTTTATATATGTATACAGTATGAATATCATTTGGGAAACTGATATTTTTTAGATCTATTTTTTCGGATTGTAAGTTTTCATCAAACATAGTCATTGAAATATTATCAATATCATATTCATTCTCAAAACCATTATTTATAAATCCGAACGGTTCTTTAAATGCCTCTGTAAATTTTTCTAAGTTTTCTGGAACAATATCTGATGGTTTAAATTCAGTTTTTATGCCTCCTATTTGATTCTTTATCAAATATATATAGTTATTTTTATTTTTTGTGTATATGTTCATTATATTTAATATAATAAATTTTGTTTTAAGATTTAATTATGAAGGGTTTACCGATGATGATTGCGGTTCAAATGCGATTCAATTGATGTCAACTGCGATTCAATTGATGTCAACTGCGATTCAATTGATGTCAACTGCGTTTTCGATCTGTATGGATCGTTAATGTAACAGCTTCAGACAAAATAGAAAAAGGAAAATAAGATATGATTTCAGCCGTGTTTATCTCTAACTATCTGGCAATGGTATGATATAGAACGATGATTAATTGGGAATATTTTTAAAGACTAAATTGTTTTTCTAACAACATAGTATAATAACCAATATGGGTGGTGGAATCATAAGTTTAGTTGCATGCGGTGCACAAGATGTCTATTTAACAGGCTCTCCTCAAATTACATACTTTAAAGTGATCTATAGAAGATACACTAACTTTGCCATGGAAACTATTGAGCAATCTATCGACTCAGCTAAACCTGGAGGTAGATACTCTGTCCAAGTCCAAAGAAATGGAGATTTGGCTACTAAAACTTGTTTTAGAGTTAGAGTTCCATGTGTCAGAGCTGACGTTCTCGGATGTGCTACTGAAAAGATCGCCTGGGTCCGAAGACTTGGTCACGCTTTAATTAGAGAAGTTGAAGTCAAGATCGGAGGTATGCAGATCGACAGACACATTGGTGTTTGGTTAGATATCTTTTATGAATTAACTCACACTTCAGAAGAAGCTAGAGGTTACAGACATTTAATTGGTGATGTTCCAGAAATGACTAAACTCAGAGGAAAGGAACTCTTTGACTGTGCTGATGAAATCTTACTTCCAGAATACACTCTCTACATTCCATTCCAATTTTGGTTCTGTAGAAATTATGGATTAGCTCTTCCACTTATTGCTTTACAATATCACGAAGTTAGAATTGATCTATGTCTTGAAGAAATCTCCAAGTTGCTCGTATGGACTGGTAAAACCGCTCCTAACATGTGCAACTTCTGTTTCAAAGATGCTGGTATCATGATCGATTATGTTTATCTTGAATCTGGAGAACGTAGAAAATACGCTCAACTTGGTCATGAATACTTAATTGAACAAGTCCAATTCGGAGGATCTGAAAATGTTAACATTAATCCATGTGCTTCTAACAACAACGAAAAGTTCAAATTACAATACAATCATCCTACTAAGGAACTTATCTGGGCTCTTAAAATCGGAGCTTTTAATGGTGAAGCCAACAAGAATTCATTCTCCGGAGGTAGAGGAAAATTCTTATGTTACACTCATGATGATCGTGCATGGCATACACAAGCTCTCGATGACGCTGCTAAGAATTTAGTTGAAGGATGTATCTTTATTAATCCTAAACTTTCTGGAAACTGTGCCCAAATTAATGGCCAAGCTGCTCATCGTTGCTCCAAAGTTCATAATCATGGATACAATGAAGGACAAAGAATCCATGTTAAATTACGAAACAACAACGTCACTGAATTAGGAAAACATTCAATTGAAAGAATCAATGAACATGAAATCCACGTATGGTGTTATGATACTCTTCTCAGTTCAATTGACTTTGCTCTCTTAGGTAACAACCACGGAGTTGAATTATCTGACATGATCGATTATGCTGAAGTTGTTGTATCTCACACTGATGGTAAATTAGAATCAATTAACATTGAATGTGTTGAAGTTAGACATAGACTCAGCTTAAATGATGTCTCTGTTCCAGTTGAAGATTTCTGTATTGATTACAGATCATCTGATTCTAATATCTTTTGTTGCCACAAGGATGTTTGTGTTACCCAACCAAACAACTATGGTCTCAGACTTGATGGAAGAGGTAACCCTGTCAGATGTGCCAACATCCAATTGAACGGTCACGATCGTTTCAAGGTACAAGAAGGATCTTATTTCAATTACTACCAAACTAAGAATCATCATACTAGAACTCCAGCTGATGGTATCAACGTGTACAGTTTCGCTTTACACCCAGAAAAACACCAACCTTCTGGAACTACTAACTTGTCCCGTATCGACAGTACTATTTTGAACATCGACTTCGCTGATTGTCTCAGACGTCATTGCCGATTAAAATTAGATATTGCTAGAGACTCTCAGCTTTATATTTTTGCCTTCAGTTACAACGTATTACGTGTAATGTCTGGCATGGCGGGACTGGCATACAGCAATTAAAGAACTTTGTAGAAAGGTACGAAAAAATCCATGAAATAATATAAAAAATTCATTGAATAGCTAAAAACAACAGATTAAAAAATCTAATGTGTTGTTTTGAGGGTCGATAACATAAAATCCTACATTTTTACGGCAACAAAAATTTCACAAAAAAATGCATTTAAAATAGATAATATTTGAAATTATTAATTAATGTCTATAATTTCATATAAACAATAGTCAAACTACTAATAATCATAGACTATGTCAAAGAAAACTACAGGAAATATCCCCATTGTATATACTTCTAATAAAGACGAAGATGTGATAAATAATTATATAGACAAACCAAATAACTACAATAAATTAGAACATCAAGAGAATCGATGTCCTGGTAAATCAGAGGATGGAACTTATTGTAGATACCTGGTAAAAGAGGGGTATGTGTGCTGTACAAGAGCGCATTCAGATATGGAAAAATACACTCAGGAAATGTTTGATAATATGCAAATATGTAAAACATGTCCAAGACCTAGATGGAGATATTTAATTGATAATAAATATTGTGAAAAATGTAATCTTGTATATTGTTTAGGCCGAGATTCCGATGGAGGTAGATGTCGTCTCAAAAAAGGCGTCAATTTAAATTATTGTTCCAGAAATCACGCATTCATGAATGAATATACACCAGAAATGATACAAAATTTGAAATATTGCAAGGGATGTAAAAAATGGAGATATGAAGGACATTTTGATGGTAATATGTTATGTTCAGTAGTATGTCAAAAAAGAGGAAAATTTAACAGAGATAAAAAAAGGGATTTGGATAAGAAAACAAAAAAAAAGTGCCAAAATATGAATTGTGATAATTATGCACAAGAAAACAAAAACTTTTGCGGTATTCACGAACTTGATCAGTTAGTAATAGATGCAAAATGTAATGGTATGAAATTATGTGTGAATTATAACAGAAAATGTGAACAACCAATGCTCCCAGAGGACTATCCGTATTCAAAATGTGAGAATTGTAGAAACAATAGTAATATCAAAGATAAAAAAGAAAGGGACCTTTATTTCGAAATGAGAAAATGTCGTGTTTGCGGAGATACAATAGAAGGTAATAACACAACTGATTATTTGTGTGACATACATAAAATAAATAAATCACAATATGATAGAAATCGTGTAAAAGATGACACGGAGACAAACGAATCAC